TCCGGTCTTTCACGCACGGGACTGGCCTATGGGGGGGTTATGCATCGCATAAGGATTGCTAATGGGTAGGGCCAACGGTGGCGGCACGCTGCCGAAGGTGCGCGACAACGCGGGGAACGTGCGGGCCGATGCGGTCGGCGCTTCGCCGGTCACCGACCTGGTGCCGCCTGAGTCCCTGCCCGCTGGTGTGCGTAGGGCGTGGCGCGAGATTGCCACGCCGATGGCGGCGGCGGGGCTACTGGCCCGCGCCGCCGCCCCGGCGCTGGAGGCGGCCGCCCGGTGTATTGACAGGTGGCGGCGCGCGGAGGACACGCTGGACGCCGAGGGCCTGACCATCGAAGCCCACGGCGGTGTCCACGCGCACCCGTGCGTAGCGGTGGCGGCGAAGGCACAGGCTGAGTACCGATCATGGTGCGCGCGCCTGGGGCTTACGCCCGTGGACCGGGTAAGCCTGGGGCTAGCGTCCCTGCGGGGTCAATCGCTGGCGCAGGACATCGGCGCGCGTATCGGTGACAGCCCGCGCAAGGCGGGCGGCAATGCCTGACGACCGCCGATGCTGCCCGACCTGCCACACGCCGATGGACGTGCGCGACTGGTGCCCGGTGTGCCCGCCCGAGGATTGGCCGGACGATGCCGACGAGTAGCCCGGCAACGCAGGGCGGCCACCTGGCCGCGTTCGCCCGCGAATACTGCCGCCACACCAAAGGCCGGTGGGCCGGTCAGCCGGTGGCCTTTGAGCCGTGGCAGCAGGCGTTTATTGACGAGGCATATAGGCTGGACGACGACGGCCGCCGCGTCTATCGCAATGTCCTGTTAGGGCTGCCGAGAAAAAACGGCAAGTCCACCATTGCCGCAACGCTCGCCCTCTACCATGCCGGGGCCGACGGTGAGGCCGGGGCGGAAGTCATCATCGCCGCAGGTTCGCGCGATCAGGCGGGCATTGTGTTCGATCAGGCCCGCGCGTTCGTGGAGGCGTCCGAGGATCTGGGCCAGCACTTCGACGCGCAGCGGTTCGTGATCTATGGGCCGACCGGCAGCACCATCAAGCGCGTGGCGGCTGACGGACGGATGCAGCACGGGACCAGCCCCAGCGCCGTCATCCTTGACGAGTTGCACGCGCTGGAAACGCCCCGGCAGGAGGAACTGTACGCGGCGCTGAACACGGCCAGCGGCGCGCGCGAGCAGCCCATGAACCTGGCCATTACCACGGCGGGGTATAACCGCCACACCATTCTGGGCCGCCTGTACGCGGATGCCATGCGCCTGCCGGACGTGCGCCGGGACGGGATGCTGACCATAGCCCGCGACCCTGCGGCCGGGTTCCTCATGTGGTGGTACGGGCTGGCCGACGACGACGAGCCTACGCCGGAAAACGTGCTGGCCGCTAACCCGGCGTCGTGGATTACGTCGGCCGTGCTGGAGGCCCAGCGCGAATCGCCCACGGTGGACGAGTACGCCTTCCGCCGCCTGCATGCGAACCAATGGACCAGCACCCGTAATGCATGGCTGCCCGCTGGCGCGTGGGAGGCGCTGGGCACCGAGGGCTACACCATCCCCGACGGGTCCGAGGTGGTCGTGGCGGTGGACGTGGGGCTAGTGCATGACAGCACCGCCGTGGCCATCGGTTGCCGCCTGCCCGATGGCCGCATCGCGCTGGATTGCCGCGTGTGGGCTGCGCGGGATGACGCCGTGGCCCACATCATCCTGCCGGGCGGCCGCGTGGACCTGGGCGTGGTGGAGGACTACATCGAATCGCTGGCCGACCGCTACAGCGTGCGCGAGTTGGTGTACGACCCCCGGTTCTTTGAGCGGTCGGCGTCGGCGCTGTCGGCGGCCGGGTTCATCACCGCGCCCGTGGACCAGGCATCGCGTCGCATGGCCGAGGCTTACGCGACGTTCTACACGGCCGTGCAGGATGGGCGCGTGGTGCATCCGGTGGACCCGGTGTTGTCGGCGCATGTGGAGGCAACGCAAGCGACCATGACCGAGCGCGGATGGCGCATCGGCCGCCAGCGGCTTCAGCGTATTGATGCCTGCGTTGCCATGTGTATGGCCCTGTGGCGCGCTGACCGCGACGAGCAGCCCGCTGAATACGTCCTAACGTGGGATGGGCTGGACGATGACTAGCCCCACAAACACGAAGGCCCGCCATGTGGCGGGCCGTTCGCGGTGCAGCGTTGCGCGTGGTCTAGTGGCGGCAGGTGTGTGGTCGCCACGGCTCGCAGCGCGTCCGGTCGGTGTGGATAGCGTCGCTGCCGGGCGCGGTGGCCGCGACGACTGTTTCGGCCAGGTACCAGCGCCCGCGCTTATTCTTTACGAGGCCGACGACCGCGCGGCATGTGGAACACAGGTGCGCGGCGCAGTCCTCGCGGGTGTCCAGCCGCAGCAGGTGGACCGGGTAGGCGCTGGTCACCCTGCGGTCACCGACGCCGTATGCGCCGCGCGTGTAGTCGCGGCGGATGTAGGGGATGCTGCGCGCGTGCTGCATGGCGCAGTCATCGTGCGCCGTAGCCCAGCGGTCGCCATCCTTCCACGACAGGCCACCGTCAGCGATGACCTGATCGCCGCAGTAGCAGCAGGCGGCCGCGTAGCGGTTGGGCTTCGCCCAGTAGGACACGCGCGGGGTGGATGCGGTGGTGGTGTTCACGTCGGTTCCCTTCGGGTCGGTGTGCATAGGTGGATTATGCCCCGCAGGACCGCGCACCGTCTAGGGCTATGGACAAACGCAAAGGGAGACAATGCCCGCAAATAGCGACATTTTGGCGTGGGTGCCGCCGTACACGCCGCCATCGGCGGTGCCGCATGCCAGTACCGTGCCGCTGGCCATGTACCGCGACATGGTGGCGAAGTGGTCCGAGGCCGAGGCCGTCACGCTGGAACTGCGCGCCCGGCTGGAGGCGCACGGGGACGACGCGGCGGGACCGCCCGGCACCGTGACCCTGGCCCGCCTGCGGGCGCTGGAGAACGTCATGGACCTGGCGCGGGAATACCTATTCGACGAAACCGAGGAAAGGCGCGGCGCGCTATGGGCAGCGATCACCGAGGCGGGGCGGGCACCGTGACCGGGGACGAGTTTGACCCGCTGCTGTGCATCATGCACCCGCGAGAAATCCCCGACGCCGTGGCCGCGTTCCGCGCGCTGGACGTGCGCCGGGCGTGGATGCAGGGATACACCGAATGGCAACTGATGGACGTGGTGCGGTCGCTGGTAGATGACCCTGACCTGCCGTTCACGCACCTGGTCATGGTCGCGGATGACGTGGTGGTAAGGCAGCCCGCGCTGGATGCCGTGCTGGAACTGGCCCGCGAGGGGCGGCCGGTCGTTACCGGGTGGTGCCGCCTGGACAGCACGCACCCGCTGGTAAACATCACGGACGGGCCGCTGATGGGCGACGAGCCGACGCCCGGTGCGTACCGTTTCCGCAAGTTCAGCGACGTGGTGGCGCACCCGTCGCCGGTCATCGAAACCGGCTTCGTGGGGTTCGCCCTCACTTGCATGCCGCGCGACCTGTGGCGGCGGTTCCCGTTCGGCGCGTTCGGCGGGCCGTCGTCGTCGTGGGCGTCGGATTTCCACCTGTCGCACCGGCTACGGGATGCGGGCGTTCCGATGGTCGCCGCCCGCGACGGCGGATGCGAACACCTAAAAGAACGCTGGCTGGAACTGGACCGCGACCCGCGCAAGCGCCTGTTAGTGGGCGAGCGACCGCCGCAAGTCATCCGTGACTAGCCCTAGAAACACGAAGGCCCGCCGACTGGCGGGCCGTTCGCGGTGCGCGTGGCGCGATGGGTTACGCCTGCGGGTGACTTGCGCGAATCACCGGGGCCATGCTGTAGGAACCTTCGGGCAGCGCGTACTCCACGCCGTCGCTGACCTTCACGCCCACCCGCTTAGTCTCCCAGCCGGTGTCAATCGTGATGAAACGCGCCGTGCGGCTGATGACCGTGTAGCGGAAAACCGTGTCCCAATCGCAGTTGCTTCGGACCGCGTAAGTCTCGCCGGGCTGGAATGTGGTGGTGTTCACGTCGGTTCCCTTCGGGTCGGTGTTCATGGTGTGATTATGCGCCCGCGCTGTCATGCTGTCAAGTGTTCTAGACGCAACGGGCAGCACAATGCCCGCAAATAGCGACATTTTTTAGGGAAGGAACGCATGGAAACGCCGAAGGTTTGGGGGCTGCTGTCGTGGTATGACGAATCCCCTTCATGGCTAGCGGAGGCGGTCGCATCATTCGCGCCCGCGCTGGATGGGCTTATCGCGGTGGATGGTGCGTACGCGCACTACCCCGACGCCCGCGCATCATCGGAGCGCGTGCAGGCGGAAACCGTGATGGCAACGGCCAACGCGCTGGGGCTGTCGGTCACCATTCACCGCCCGGCCGCGCCGTTCCTGGGGGACGAGGTGGCAAAGCGCGATTTCATGTTCCGGCTGGCCAACGCCCACGCGCGCGCGCACCACGATTGGCTTTGGGTATTCGATGCGGATTGCGTGCTGGCCGAGTACCCCGGCGACCTGCGCGAGCGCCTGGCCGACGTGCCGGGCGACGTGGTGGAGGTCGGGCTGTGGTCGCGGTCGGATTACCTCACCGATGCGCCGGACGTAGCCCGCGCCATGAACCTGCCGCCATCCACCACCGCGCCCATGCGGATGCTATTCCGGTGCCTGGACCGCATGCAGGTCGTGGGCCTGCACTACGTCTATGCCGGTGTGCAGGAGGACGGAACGTATACCTACCTATGGGGGCCGCCCCATGTAGCGCCGCAGGATGGTGTAATGTTCCACGATGTCACGGTGGAGCATCGTTCAGCGTGGCGCGACCTGTACCGACGGGAGGCGGCGCGGGAGTATTACAAGCGGCGCGAGGCGCTAGGAATCGAACGGCTGACCACCACGGACGAGGACGGACGTAGCATCGTGAAGGCGGCGCGGTGATGTGGCGCTGGTGGCCGTGGCGACGGCAACGCCTTGCCCGCATCCACATGCGCGGCGATGCCCCGTCCCTGGAAGGCGTATTCATGGGGCGCGTGGGCGGCAAGCACTACCGGCTGGAGGCGGCGTCGCTGATCGAATCGGCCGAGCGCTCGCATGACCTGGAGGGCTACGCCCTTATTCCCGTGGAGGGCGTCGCGTTCATCCAGGTGGTGGACGGGTGATCGTCCGGGGCGCGAAGGGCGCGGGCGTGGAAATCCGCGCGGGTGAGTTCGGCACGTCGGCTATCCCGTGGCCGACGCAGGGGGCCGTGACCTATTCCGGCGTGAACGTCACGCATGAGGCGGCGCAAGCCCTCCCCGCTGTGTCGGCGGCCATCCGCCTGGTGGCGGAAACCATCGGCAGCCTGCCGCTATACGTCCGTGACGGTGAGACAAAGGCAACCGGGACGCCCGCGTGGGCGCTGCTGATGGAATCGCCCACGGCCGACCTGGACCCGTTCGGGTGGATGGTGCAGGTGGCCGGGTCCGTGGAAATGTGGGGAAACGCCTACTGCCAGATTATCCGGCGCGGCGGCCGCATCGTGGAACTGGTGCCGATGGACCCCAGCACGGTTATGGTGCGGCGCGACCCGAAGGACAAGCGCAAGCGGTTCGACGTGGGCGGGCCTGACGGCATCCGCGACCTGACCACCGATGACATCCTGCACATTCCCGGCTATACACCACCGGGGCACGTCATGGGCCTGTCGCCCATCGGCGTGCATCGCAACGCGCTGGGCAACGGGCTGGCCCTTCAGCGTTTCCAGTCGGCGTACTGGCTGAACGACGCCGCGCCCGGCATGGTCATCAAGGTGCCCGGCAACGTCACCCAGCAGCAGGCGCAGGAAATCCTGCGGGTGTGGAACGCATCACACGGTGGCGTAATGAACTCGCACAAGCCTGCGGTGCTGGCCGGTGGTGCCGACCTGGAGCGCGTGCCGGTGAACCTGGAGGATGCCGCCTTCGTGCAACAGGCGCGCATGAGCGTGGAGGACGTGGCGCGCATCTGGCGGCTGCCCCCGCACATGCTGGGCGTGGGCGACCCGACCGGCACCACGGCGGAACAGGAATCGCTGCGGTTCCTCACGTTCAGCCTCACGCCGCGACTGCGCCGCATCGAAATGGCGATTGCCCACGGGCTGCCGCAACTGTTCGGCGGCGGCACGCCGCTGCGCCCTGAGTTCGATACCACCGACCTACTGCGCGCCGACACGCCGACTAAGACACAAGCGGTGCTGGCCGGTCGGCAGGCGGGGTGGCTGTCCATCAACGACGCGCGGCGCGTGTTTAGCCTGCCGCCGATTGAGGACGGCGACACCGTGCAGGTGACGCCCGTGGGCGGTGCGCCGAACCTCCAGCCGGGCGGTGCTGATGCCGCTGAATGATTGCCAGTCTAATGGGCGTCCTGGCGTGAAGTGGGGCGATGCGGGATATTGCTACACCTACCAACCCGGCGACGATGCGGGCCGCGCGGCCGCTGTCGCTAAGGCGCTGGCGCAGGCCGTGGCTATCGGTGACCTCCCCGCCGATGACGCGGCCCGCGCCTACGCCGACGAGGTGCGGGCACCCGGTGACGTGGACCTGACGCCCACGGAGGCCATCGCTCGCGCCGCGCGCAAGGGCCTGCGGCTGTACGAGGAAGGCAAGGGCGGTGACGGGCTGGTACAGCAGACCATCCGCGACGCCCGGCGCATGGCCAACCGCGAGCCGCTGTCGGATGACAAGGTACGCCGGATGCCCGCGTGGTGGGCGCGTCACCGCAATGACTGGACGGCCGAGGACACCGTGGCCGGTGAGGAATCGCCGGGCTACGTCGCCGCGCTGCTGTGGGGCGTGGACAGTAAGGACGGCAGCCCCGGCGCAACGTGGGCCGCCCGCAAGGTGCGCGAACTGGACCGCGCCGAGGACGATAGGCAACAGGCCGACAACGCGGCCGGGAAGGACACCGACGACATGGCTACCCGCAATGGCGAGGGCGCGGAATGGATGACCGCCCGGCAGCGGGCGCTGGCCGACAAGTTGCACGGCATCGCGGAAACCTTTGGCCCGTGGGACGCGGGCGTGGGCGCGAACGGCGCGCACTACATGGGACCGGCCGACAACCCCTGGGCGGATGACGGCCTGGCCTGCGCGCGCTGCGCGTTCTATCGCGGCGGCGGCGGGTGCCAGATTGTGGGGCAGCAGGTGGACCCCGAGGGGCTGTGCCGGTTTTGGATTGTCCCCGACCACGACGCCCCGGCCGATGACATGCCGGTGATGGACGACGAGGACGACACCGAGGACGCGCCGCCGTCGGCCGTCGCCCCGCCCGGCGACGAGGTGGCACCTACCGACCAGCAGGCGTCGGCGCCCCGCGTGGAGCGCGCGCTGTCGCCCGGCCGGGTGGAATGGCGCGAGTCCGGGGCCGGGCCTGACTACCGCACCGTGGTGGGTTACGCCGCCGTGTGGGATGCCGTGTCCGAGGATTTGGGCGGGTTCCGCGAGGTCATCAAGCGCGGCGCGTTCGCTGACGCCCTGGCATCGGGCGAGGACATCCGGTTCGTGCTGGGGCATGACATGGACACCGTGATGGCGCGCACGTCTAACGGGTCGCTGGAACTGGTGGAGGATGACACCGGCCTGCGCGTGTGGGCGCGCATCGCGCTGGATGACCCGGACGCGCAACGCCTGGACGCGAAGTTGCGAAGCGGGGCCATGTCGCAAATGTCCTTCGCGTTCACCATGCCCGCCGATGGCAAGGGCGAGCGGTGGGACTACAGCGGCGGCGTGCCCATGCGTTCGGTAGAGCGCGTGGAAATGCTGTACGAGGTTTCCGCCGTCGGCAGTCCGGCGTACGGGCAGACGACGCTAGCCGCACGCGCGGCTATCCTAGAGGATGCGATTACCACCGGCCGCCTGCCTTCGGCGGGGGCCACCGACGCCGCACCGGGTCAGCCGGTGGGCGGTATGCCGCAGGCCGCGCGCCTGGGTTCGGATGACAAGGCAAAGCGCGAGGCGGCCGCCAGGTGGCGTGCCCGGCTCGCAAGGATGCGTAAGGAACTGACCTAGCATGAGTGACAAGATTTCAGAGGCGCGCGCGGCCGTTGAGGTTGCGCTGGACGAGTTTGAGGCAGCAGTTACCGCCGTGGGCGAGGCTGACGCCGATGACCTGGAGGCCGCCGAGGGCCGCGCCCGTGACCTGGAGGCCGAGGTTGAGCGCCGCCAGAACATCGTCAAGCGGCTGGAGGACATCGCCGAGGCTCGCGCAGCGCAGCCCGTCATGGTCCCGGCCGACGAGCCGCAGGAGCAGGAGGTGCGCGAGGTGTCCGTGAAGGTGACCCGCGAGGAGTCCGTGTATCACCCGGACCGCCCGTACTCGTTTTTCCGCGACCTGTACCACGCCCACAAGGGTGAGCGGGACGCGCAGGACCGGCTGGGCCGTCACAAGGTGGAGACCGAGGGCCGTGACCTGTCCTCGTCGTCGGACACGGGCGGAGCGGATTTCGTGCCCCCGGTGTACCTGGAGGCCCTGTATGTCCCGGTGAACCGCCAGGCCCGTAAGGTCGTGAACACCATTCCGACCCTGCCCCTGCCGGACGCTGGCATGACCATCAGCATGCCGAAGCTTGACAGCGGCGTGTCCGTCGCGGCCGCCGCCGACAACGGTTCGGTGTCCGAGACTGACGCGACCACCAGCACCGTCACCGCCAACGTGCGCCTGTTCGCCGGACAGCAGGACATCAGCGTGGCGCTTTTCGAGCGTACGAACATGGACGCCATTGTGCTGGCCGACCTCGTTTCGGCGTATGACGCCGCGCTGGAGTCGGCCGTGGTGAACGGCACCAGCGGCGCTAACTCGCACGTTGGCCTGCTCCAGGTGTCGGGTACCAACGGCGTCACCTACACCGACGCCAGCCCGACGGCCGCCGAGACTATCGGCCCGGTGTTCGATGCCGTGTCGCAGATTGAGCAGGAGACTGCCGGGCGCTACACGGCCACCCATCTGGCCATGACGCCTCGCAGGGCCGCCTGGCTCGCTGGCTCTGTCTCGTCCTCGTCGTCGCTTTTCCAGGTCGGCACCTACCCGCAGTCGCTGGGCGAGCAGGGTGGCGGCACGCTGCTGACGTTCGCCGGGCTGCCGGTCGTGACGACCACGGGAATTCCGACGAACCTGGGCGCGGGCACCAACCAGGACCGCATCATTGCCTACAGCGCCGACACGATGCGCCTGATGGAGGGGCCGCTGCGCACGCGCGTCCTCACCGAGGTGCTGTCAGGAAATCTGACAGTCAGGATCCAGGCGTACGCCTTCAGCGCGTTCGCTTCGGAGCGTATGCCGAAGGCCATCAGCGTGGTGTCGGGCACCGGCCTGACTACGCCCGCCTTCGCCTAGCAGTAACCGCATAACGGCTACGCCGGGGGCTGGCATCACGCTAGCCCCCGGCACTAGCCCCTAGCAGGAAGGGCAGCACATGACGAACGAGCAGCGACAGGCATACATCACCGGGCTACTGGAGGAACGCCGCGCGGCCGAGGTGAACGGTAAGCCCGACCGCGTGGAGGCCATCAACGCGGAACTGGCGCTGGTAGGACATGAGGGCGCAACGCCCGCGAAGCGCGCGACGAAGCGCCCGGCCGCGACCGCCCGCAAGACCGAAAAGCGTTAGGGCTAGACCGTGCCCGCCACCATTGACCTGGTGACCCTGGCCGACGTGCGCGGTGAACTGGAACTGCCCGTTTCAGACACCAGCCGGGACACGCTTATCGGCGTCGTCATCACGGCCATCAGCCGCGCCATTCACACCTACTGCCAGCGCGAGTTTAAGACCGAGGCGGCGAGCAGCACGGCAACCCGCAAGTTCCGCATCCCGGTCGGCACCTATGTGCTTGACCTGAACCCGTACGACGTACACAGCACCGCATCCCTGGGCGTCACCATCAACGTGGAGGACGCGGGCGGCGGCACCGAACTGGAGCAGGGCCGGGACTACTACGCGCTGCCCTACGGCGCGGCGGGCAACACGGGCGGCACCTACACCAGCATTCAGATTTCACGCGATGTATCCGAACTGCACGCCGGAGAGGACGCGCGCAAGTACGGGTTCACGCCGGTCACTGTTCATTCTCAGCATTGGGGATTCAGCGCCGTGCCCGAGGACGTGAAGCGCGCCGCCATCCTTGCCGTGGCCGCGAACGTGGACCGCAGGCTGGACGCCTTCGGCAGCGTGCAGGACCTAGTGGACACCGACGTGGGCATCCAGCCGCTACGCGCCGCGTCGTTCGCAATGCCGACCGCATCCCTGGCGCTACTCGCGCCCTACCGTCGCACCGTGGGCGTGTTCTAGGCCGTGGCTACCACGACCATCACAGCCATGCGCGCGGCGCTGATCGCGCTGCTACAGGCTCGCACCGGGCTGACCGGCGTGCAGTTGGGCTACGGCATGCCGTCGGGCGCGCTACAGCGGGAACACATCCTGCTGGGGCAGGTGGAGGCCACGCAGGAATACGCGGCCATAGGCACGGTGCGCAAGTTTGAGGACTACACCGTGGCCCTATTCATCAGCGTGACGCGCGAGGGTACGCAGCAGCAGCAGGCCGACGAACGCGCGCTGGCGCTGCTGGCCGAGGTGGACGCCTGCCTGCGCGCTAACCCGACCGTTAGCGGTACGGTGCTGACCGCCGAACTCGCGCGCTACCGGATGGAACCGCTGGCATCCGATACCACGCGGGAGGCACGCATTACCGTGGAAATCCAGACCCGTGCCCGTATCTAGGAGGCTGTCATGGCGCGACTGATTTATGGCGGCGACCATGCTGCCGTGTTCGTGGTGGTGGATGGTGTCGCTACCATTGAGGCCGTGAAGGGTGAGCCGGTGGAAGTGCCGGACGCCCTCGCGGATAACCTGCTGGAATCGGCCGCATGGTCGCCAGCATCAGACAAGGCGGCGAAGCCTGCGAAGGCTAAGACCGCAAAGCACGACGACCCGGCCGACGTTAAGGCCGAGGAAGGGGCCTAGCCGTGGCGATTGGGTCGGGTTTGGGTTCACAGGTCCAGTTTGGGACCGAGGTAACTTATGGAACCGCCGTCACCCCGACGGTGGCGCTGGAGGCCACTAGCGTTGGGCTGGAACTCCAGGTGGAGTCCATCATGTCCGAGGGGCTGCGGGCGGGCCTGCGCGTGCAGCGCGGCGACCGCACCGTGGTGAACCGCAAGGGCGTGAACGGCGACATCGAAATGGATGTCACCAGTAACGCTATGGCGCGCTGGCTGATTCACGCGATGGGCGACAGCCGCGCCATTGGCGACATCAAGACCAACCCCAGCAGCGGTGTGTACCTCTACACCACCCGCCTGGGTGACCCAGCATCGCTGGCATCCATGACCATCCAGACGGGCGTGGCCGACGTTGCCGGGAACGTGCGCAGGATGGACGCGGTGGGATGCTTCGTAACTGAGTTCAGCCTGTCGAATGAGGTGGACGGCATCCTTACCGGGTCGTTCACCGTGGACGGCCGCGACTACATCCCCAGCGCGTCGGCGGTCACCGCCGTGTCATACGCGACGGGCACCGAGCCGCTGGTGTTCCACCAGGGCGCGATCACCGTTGGCGGCACCGCCGTGCCGCTGAAGTCCTACGAACTGTCCGTCACCCACGGCTACGACGTGGAGCGGTATCAGATCAACAGCACCAGCCTTAAGTCCCGGCCGATCATCAACGCTAAGGACGAAATCACGCTGACGCTGGAAATGGATTTCGACGGCGCAGCGGCAGGCGCAACGTGGGCCACTAGCGATTTCGTGTCCAAGTTCCGCGCGGGCACGAAGGTCACGGACATCATCGGCACCTGGACCGGGGGCACGGCGATCGCTTCGACGTATTACCCGTACCTGAAGGCCACGGTGCCGCAGGCGGTCATCACGTCGGCAACCCCGACGATTGACGGCCCTGAGATTGTGGCGCTTACGGTGGAACTCATGGCGACCGATGACGGTACGAACCAGCCCCTTACGCTGGAGTACCAGTCGTCCGAGAACCTTTCGTAAGCAATGGCCCTGTTCGGTGGTAAGGGCGCATCCGGTCGCGGCGGTGCAAGCGTTGGCAACAGCGTTTACATCGTCGGGCTGGATGCGCTCTACCGCGACCTGCGGGCGATGGACCGCGAGTTCGGCACCGGGGGCGTGAAGGCCCTACAGCGTGAAATGCAGAAGGCCGCCGACATGGTGGCCACGCACGCCCGCGAGGTCACCGCACCGGAGGCGGGCATGGTCGGTAACCAGCCGCGCCGCCTGGACCGTGACGGCAACCCGTACGGCAAGCGGCGCAAGTATTACAAGCCCGGCCGCACCACACGCGGCAGCAGCATCAAGGGGTACGTTCGCAAGAACACCGGCATAGTGACCGTGCGCGCTACGGCGCGGGGCGGGTTCCGCTATCCGTGGATGTACGAGTTCGGCACCAGTCAGCGCAACACGAACCCGAAGCGGCCTTTCCTGTATCCCGCGCTCAATGACAAGCGGGACGAGGTAATGGAAACGCTGGCCGAGGGCATCGAACGTGTGGCGCGTAAGCATGGATTTAGGGGAGGCGGCTTTGCCTAGCATCGTGATTAACAACGGGGCGGGCGAGCCTGATCGCTACCCGCTGCCCGAGGAACTGACCTACGGGGAAATGCGGGTCATCAAGGGGCTTACCGGCTTGATGCCCGCGCAGTTGGATGAGGCGCTGGAGAACGGTGACGGCGGTTTCATCATCGCCCTGGCCGTCATCAGCGCGGCACGCACCGGCACCGACGTGGACGCCCACGCGCTAGAGGCCCTGCCGTTCGGGGCCATCACCGTGGAGGACGACCCCGGCGAGCGCCCTACCGTGGAGGCAGCCGACGCAAGCGCGCTGCCGCCAGCGACGACCCACGACAATGGTGGGAACCCGTCCTAATGCGCACCTACGGCATAGCCCCGTGGGACATGCACCGGCTGACGCCCACCGAGGTGGAGCGCATCGCGGCCGACATCAAGGCCATGAACCGACCGGCGAAGGGATAGCACCGTGGCGCTTACCCGTGAACTCAAAGCCATCATCACCGCCGACGTGTCGCGGTTTCGCCGTGGCATGGCTGCGGCGTCGGCGTCGTCGGCCGGGTTCGGCGGGAAGGTGCGGGCGGCAGCCCCGGCGCTGGCCATGCTGGGCAAGGTCGGACTGGTCGCGGGTGCCGCCGTCGGCACGACCCTGGCCGTGGGGCTTGTCAAGGCGGGCAAGGCTGCCGCCGATGCCGAGGCGTCTAACGCGCGCCTGACCGCGCAACTGAAGGCGCTGGGTCAAAACACGGCGGCGGTGCGCAGCCGGGTAGATCAGACCGTCACCAGCCTGTCGCTTATGTCCGGCTTCGATGATGAGGACATCCAGGACACGTTCAGCGGCCTGGCCCGTTCGTCGGGCGATGCGAATACCGCGCTGAAGGCGCTGCCGGTCACGCTGGACCTGGCCCGCGCCCGGCAGATGGACGTGGGCGCGGCGGGTAAGTTGGTGGAGCGCGTGCTGGCTGGCAACGTCACCGGGCTGAAGCGCTACGGCATCGCGGTGGAAAAGGGCATGACGCCCACGCAAGCCCTGGGCCTGTTGCAAACGAAGGTGGCGGGGCAGGCTAAGGCGTTCGGTGAGACTGCGGCGGGTGGCATGGAGCGCGCGAAGGTCGCCGCCGAAAACGCCTTTGAGCGCATCGGCGTGTCCCTGACCCCGGCCATGAACGCGCTGGGCAACTTCGCCGCTAAGTACCTGCCGGTCATCGCGGAACACATCGCGGGCGCGCTGGAAAAGGTCATCGGATGGGTGCGCGCGAACTGGCCGCAAATCAGTAGCACCATTCGCACCGTGTTCGACATCGTGCGCAATCATGTGCAGACCGTGTGGGTGCCCATTTTCACCACGGCTATCAGCGTCATCCGGTCGGTGGTGGACATCGTGCGCAGCGTGTGGCCGCAACTCAGCGGCATCATCCTGCCCATTATGCGCAACATCCAGACCGTGGTAGGCACCAGCCTTGCCGTGGTGCGCGGAATCTTTGAGGGGCTGGCCGCCCTGCTGCGCGGTGATTTTTCAGCCGCATGGCGCGCGCTGACCGGCATCGTTCGCACCGTGCTTAACGGCATCGTGAACCTGGTGACCAACACCGCTGCGGCTGTGGGTAACGCGGCCCTGGCCCTTGCTCGCGCAATGGCGAACGGCATCCTAAAGGTGGGCGAGTTCGTAGCGTCCCTGCCTGGCAAGATAACCAGCGCCATTGGCGGCGCGATCACCACGGCGGCGACGTGGGCGCTGGAGAAGGCTAAGGGAATCGGCCGGGCCATCATTGACGGCGCGGTAGCAGCGATCAAGGCATCGCCGGGCGCGCTGAAAGATGCCCTGCTGTCGCTGGTTCCCGGTCCGGTGCGCGCGGCCGTGTCTAAGATTTTTAATGACCTTCTAAGCCCGGGAGTGCGGCAGTCCATTAGGGACGCCCGCGCTCGGTTGCAGCAGTTCGGTAGTGAGTTAGGAGGACTGATCGCCCAGCGTCGCGCGTCCACCTATGTGGACCCCACCACCGGGCTGACACCCGCCGCCATGCGCGCGGCCCAGGACAAGGTGCTGCGCGACCGCCGCGAGGCTGAACTGAAGGCAGCCGCTAACGCAGAAGGCACGGCCGAGGAAAAGGAAGCAGCGCAGCAGGCGCTAAATGACTTCTATACCGAGGAACGGATTACCAACGCGGAGCGCGCGGCCGATGAATCCGCGGCCAGCGCCGAGCGGCAAATGAATGACCTGGTAGCGCAGTTTAACCGGGGCAAACTGACCGCAGACCAGTTTAAAACCGAAATGCAAAACCTCATCGGCGCACCGCTGGGCGACGAACTGGGCGCGGCATTCTCAGATGCGTTTAACCGCGCCACCGAGAACATAAAGCAGCAGATAGACAAACTAAATGTGGGCAGGTTTGGCGGTGAGCGCGGCGTAGGCGATTCCGGCGTGGTGAACCCGCAGGCTACCGCCGACGAGGAAGCGGCCGCAGCCGCCGCCGCCCGTGCGTATCCGAATGGCGCAAACCTGGGACCGTGGGCCGATAGGCAAAACCGCGACCGTGCGTTTAATGCGTTGAGTGCCGAAGTGAAGGACCGCGCGGGCAAGACCCGCACGGGCAAAGAGGGCAGTTACAAGTACGGCATTAGGATTAATAAGTTGGCCGAAGGCGGCATCCTGCGCCGCGCCGTCCTCGCGGGTGAGGCTGGACCCGAAGCGGTCATCCCGCTGGACGGTTCACGCGGTCGCACGGCGCTAGCCCGCGCCATGCGCGACGCCGGGGCTATGGTCAGCGGTGCGCCGACCATCGTGGTAAACGTGGCGGGCAATGAGTTCAGCGCCGAGGAGTTCGCGCGCAAGGTCGCGCCGGAACTGCGCCGACAGGTCGCGCTCACGGGGTCGTTTTAGTGGCCGCCACCTACACGGTGGAAGTGGATTTTGAGAACGCTACGGGCGGCGCTGGCATCTACATGGCGGCCGGGCAGACCACGACCACCTACGCCGGGCCATCCACCTACACGGTGGCGCAGGCGTATGCGACCAGCGCGGCCGATACGTTCGGCGGCACCTTCGACGACGTGACGCGAGACACGGTATCGGTGGAAATCCAGCGCGGGCGCGACGACGTGGGCGGGCCATTTCGTCCTGGCCAATGCACCCTGGTACTTCAGCGCGTTGCCACCGGGTCCGACTCGCCGGGGCCGGGCGGCCGGGAACTCTACAACCCCGCGTCCACCACGTCGCCGCTGTCGCCCTACTACACCGGCAGCAGCCCGGCGCAGGTTGAGCCCGGCATCGTCCCCCTGCGCCCGCTGCGCGTCACCATGACGGTGGCTGGAACCTCGCGCGTCCTGTTCTACGGGTTCATCACCTCATGGGAATACAACCGCGACACCGGGGCCGCAAAGGTGCTGGCCCGCGACGTGCTGTGGAAATTGTCAAAGGTGCTGCCGTCATTCACGCAGGCGGTGGGCGAGACTACGGCTAGCGCCATCGGCCGTATCCTGGACGCTGCCGGGTGGTCGGCGTCAAGTGATCGCGCCCTTAACCCGACCGTGCAAGGCGTCAGCGTCGGCGTGGGCAAGGTACTGCCCGTGGGCACGTTCAGCCCGGACGGTGTGGAGAAGTCCGGGTTGCAACTGCTGGACGAACTGCTGGCCGCGTCGCGCGGGCTGGTGTTCGCCGCTGGTAACATCGTCCGGCATGAGGACTACCCGGCGCGGTCGCTGCGTAAGGCGTACGACGTGACGCTGGAGGACGTAGCGTTGGAATACAGCCCCGGCTTTGAGGTCGAATAGTGGGCATCCTTCGCACCGCAACGACCATCGCTAACCCGACCACGGGCGCGGGCCTGTCATACAAGACCGCCGACCGTAGCGCGGAACTGACCTACGGTTCGGGGATTGAGTCGCCCGCCATCAGTACGCCCGTCATCAACAGCGCGGCGGCGGCCGACGCCCTGGCCGCGTACCTGGCCAACACATCGAACGCGACCAGCCCGCTGGTCAGCATCACGCTGGACGTGGACAGCGACGCGCGCGCGGCCATCATCCGCGACATTGACCTAAACCAGCGCGTGTATGCCACCGAGTCCGTGACCGGCACGACCCTGGATGCGTTCGTGGAGCAGGTCACGCACCGGATTAGCCAGGGTGGTCTATCGCATACCTGCACCATCAGCGTGACCGCGCGCGCGCGTATGGTGGGCGTGTATTCGCCGGGCACCGACCCGGCAGGCGCTACTATCTACGACCTGTCCACCTATTCGGCGGCGTCCCCTACGGAGCCCCCGCCGTACGCTACATACGGCTTCTAAGGAGGGCCGGAACCTATGCCTAAGACCTACACCGCCCTCACCGTGGCTAATGCGACGGCGGGAAACGCTATCCTGGCCAGCGATTTCTCGTCGCTATTCACGAACTCCAACAACTACCGCGTGCCGCCTATGGCTCGCATCCATCGCGCCGCCGCCCTCAACCACACTTCCACGGGTGGTTATCAAACAGTCACGTTTGACACCGAGACATTTTCAAACACGGACGACATGTACGCCGCAGGAACGCCCACGCGCATCACCATCAAGACGGCGGGCGTTTATCTATTCACCGCAGCCGCGACTATGGCAACCGTCGGAACTGGTATCCGCGTCGCTCGCATTGTCATCAACGGTAGCACTGTCATTGCCGAAAACGGGCACATAAATAACCTTGCCTACGGCGGCTACAACGTCCTTTCGTCGGTGTGGTCATGCGCCGCGAATGACTACGCAACGGTAGACGTATTCCAGAACAGCGGCGCGAACCTGGCCTACAGCGTCGGCAGCGGCTACACGTTCCTTTCCGCGACGTGGCTGGGGCAGGCGTCGTAATGACCACCAGCGACGTGGACCGCCTGTATAACGGCCTGGCCGAAATCACGGCCGAGGTGCGCGGCTACCGTGCTGACCTAAACGGACGGCTAAAGGCGCTGGAGTTGGCGGAGGCCCGGCGCGAGGGTACGGGCGCGGGGCGCGGCAGCGTCGGCCGGTTCGTCCTGGGCATCGCAGCGGTGGCCGCCGCCGTGGGTTCCGTCACCGGCGTACTGGTGAGCATCCTGTGACGGCGGGCGAGCGTACGGCGCAGCGCGCGGCGTCCTACCTGGGCGTGCGTGAGCAGGGAACGAACACCGGGCCGGATGTGTCGCGCTGGCAGGAACCGTGGGGGATGGGCACCGGCTGGCCGTGGTGCGGTGCCTACGCCGCCGCGATGGTGGCATGGGGCATTACCGGCCGCGAGGCCAACATTGACGACCCGCGCCTGGGTAGCCCGCCCATCGGCCACCCATCCACGGCGGTCATGGCCGACCGTGCGAAGGCGCAGCGCGCGACCATCGCGCACCCGGTCCCCGGTGCGTTCCTGATTTGGCCCGGCACCCATGTGGCCGTATGCGCCGACTATTCCCCCGACGGCCGCCACGTCGTGACCTATGAGGGGAACTCAGGTGATGCGACGCGCCAGCGCGTGCGCGCCTACGGACGCGGCACCGGCACCATCATCGCCGCCTCGCCCGCTATCCGCATTGCGGGTCAGCCTGCCGCGTCGCGCCGCTACTACGTTGAGGACACCGCCGCCGCCCGCCTTACGAAGCGGTACGGCCCGTGGCGCACGAAGGCCATGCGCGAGCGCGCTATCAACCGGCTGCCGAAGGCCGACCGCGAGCGCGTGCGGCGTGTGCGCATCGGCAAGCGGTATGCCTACGAGGTCGGCCCGCGCCCGGTCTATGGACCCTGGGCGACGCCTGCCGCCCGCGATGGTGCCGCTAAGATCATCGCCAACCGTCTAGGCCGCCCCGTGCGGCGCTATTCCCTGCCGCCCGTGAAGGGCCGCCGCCTAAGCGCCGACGCGCTGGGCAAGACCACCTAACCGGGGAGGAACCCGTGGACCGTGTACCCGTAGGCCCTAGCACCCTGGCCCTGCTGACCGCCGCCATCGGTGGTGCCGCCGCGTTCGTCGTGGCATGGGCCGAAACCGGCAGCGCCCCCGCGTGGCTTGCCGTCGTGTCGGCCGCGCTGGTCGCCATCCTGGGCGTGCTGCGCTCATGGCAGGCAGTCCACATGGGCCAGCAGCCCGTGGACGTGGTGGACGAGGGGCCGGTGGTCCCCGACGACCTGCCCGCATCCGACGTGCCCGAGGGCGTCTAGCCCTAACCACTAGCGGGGGAGGGCCACATGGCCGCACCGCGTAAGCCGTGCCCGTTCGATACACCGGAGGACCTGCGCGCCGCGTTAGTCGCTGCCGGGTCGGTGGAATCGCTGGGCCTGGAAGTCGGGGCCAGCCCCCACACCGTGCGCCGCTGGTGCAAGGAACACGGCGTGCCCCCGCGCACGGGCAAGATGGGGCGGCCGGTGGATTGTCCCTACGGCAGCGCCGACGAAATGCGCGCGGCGGTGGACGCGGCCGGTAGCGTCACCGCGCTGGCCGGGCAGTTGGGCCGCGACGAAAAGACCGTCCGGCGCTGGATGGTCCGGCTGGGCGCTGAAGCCCCGCCCGCGCCTAAGCGCACCGACGGCGGCGGCGTCATGGCCCGCATGTCGGACGAACACCTACGGGCGCTGATGGAGGCAATGGGGCCGGGCGACCTAGCCGCAGCCTTGGGGCTGGCCACCGCGACCGTGCGGCGCGAGGCGTCCCGGCGTGGTGTGCGCCCCGACCCGCAGGCCGCGCGTAATCCCCGCGTGGCCATGCTGACCCGCCGCGTGGCGGAACTGGAGCGGCAGGAAACCGCCGTAGCCGACATGATGGGCGCGCTGCGGGATGCCGCACGGGACGCCGTGCCGACCCTGCCGCCCGTGGCCCGCCGTGATGACTACGGCGAGGGGCAGCCGGTGGACGTGGTGTGCCATGTGTCGGATGTGCAGTACGGCATGGTGGTGGACGGTGAGGAAGTGCCGGGCGGCGGGTTCTCCCCCGACATCGTGGACGGCGAGCGCCTGCCGCGCTACCTGGAGGCCGTGCGCGGCATCCTGGCCGCGACGTGCAGCACCCGGCCGCTGGGCACGCTATGGATAGCGTCGGGCGGTGACCACGTTGAGGGCCACGACGTGTTCCGTGGGCAGTCGTGGCATCTAGCGATTGACGCCGGGGAACAGGTGGTGAGGTGGGGCCGCTTGTGGGCGCGGGCCGTCGCGGAACTGGCGCGCATGGCGCAGGAACACGGCGGGCGCACCGTGCTGCTGGCCGTGAACGGGAACCACGGGGTGCAGGGCGGGCGCGGTGCCGGGGCCACGCCGGTGGCCCTGTCGTATGACTACCTGGCCCACGCGCTGACGTGCGAGGCGCTGCGGCACCACGCCGACGCGCTGGACCTAACCATGCATGAGGAACCCCGGCTGGCCGTCTACTTCCAGACGTGCGGCGCGCTGGTGCTGATGACACACGGCGACCAGGACAGGGGCGGGGGACTAGTGGGCGTCCCCGTGGTCACCGGCCTACGCAATGACTACGCCGTGCGGATGTCCACGGCCGTGCAGCATGACCTACACATCTGCGGCCACTACCACCGTGCGACCAGCATCACCGTGGGGGCGGATTCCGAGCGGCATTGGAACAGCGCGTGGGTGGGTAGCACGAACCTATCCATAGGGCGCGGCGGCGCGTCGCTGCCTAGTCAAAACGTGTTCGTCATCCACCCTGAGTACGGGATGTCAGCCCTGCACCGCGTCCGGCTGGTGGCAGGTCGCACCGAGTCCCCTGTAGAGGTGCTGGGGCCATAACGCACGACGGCCCGCCGTGTGAGGGCGGGCCGCGTGGTGCGCGTGGTGTGGTGGTGGGTTACGCGGTCACGTCGCGCATGGCATCCTCCCCCGCCTTGTATGCCTCACCGAGCGCCAGGTGGTAGGTGTAGGCCGTGCCCTCAAAGTGGAGCGCGGCCATCTTGTATGCCGCCGCGTACACGGCCAGGCGGTAACGCTGCGGCGCGCGGTCGGCCACCGTGGTGGCTATGTGCGCGGCGATGTCGGGCTTGCTGTCCATCATGTGTTCCCTTCGGTTGGTCTTGCCTTATGTCGAGAACACTAGACGCCCGCCCACGACACCGCTACCCCTGTCGCAGCCGAAAAGTCGCAAATAGCGGGAAAAACTAGAAAAGCCCGCAAATAGCGACAATGCCGCCGCCGCACCCCTAGCGAGGTGCCCCGCCAGTCGTCTAGGGTCCATGACACGGCAATACCGCCGACGACATGGAGGGCAGCAGCATGAGGAAGATACGGGAAGGCCACTACGTCAGTCCGTCGGGCACGTTCACCGCCGAGCGTGTGCGTTACCGGACCTGGTGGGGCAACTATGAGTGGGCCTACGAGGTGGTGTGGCATGGCAACCTCACCGGGCGCTACGGCGGCCGCATGTGGGTCAGCAACCCTTACGGAGGCCGCGTGGTGTGTCGCACGCTGGCCGACGCTCGCGCCATCGTGAACCGCTACGAGAAGGCGGAGGTGTGACCGTGGACAGCATCACGAAGGCAGACGGCATGGAGGGCGTGCGCCTGGTGCGTTTCCCCGGCAGCGTGCGGATCGTGCTGGACGATGACGCGCTGGCGCTGATTGCCGACGCGCTGGAGGACGCGGCAGCGTGCTGGGAGTCGGCGCTGGACGGGCACCGCGCCGCGCTGCTGGCCGAGGTTGTGCGCGGCAGCGACGAAGGCGCGCTGACGCTGGAGGACCACGACGACGGCCGCGAGGACGGCGTGACCACCCGCCGCTGCGCCGCGCTGGTGCAGGCGCTTGTGGACGCGGGGGCGCAGGCATGAACACCGGGGACGTGGTGTATTACCGCGACAAGACCGGCGCACACTTCGGGCACCTGATGGAGCGCGGGTACAAGTGGGCGCGCGTGCGGCACGGTGACAGCACCCGCCGCGTGCCGGTGGAGGACGTAAGGCCGTGGCCGCCTGTGCATGACGGTGAACAGCGCGTGGACATTCCGCCCGTGCGCCGCGTGAAGCCGGGGCGGGCATGACCGGCAACCGCGAAGCCGTGGCCGCGTTCCTGGTGGACGCGCGCGTGGCCCTTACCCGACTGGATGACGGCGGGGCCATGCAGGGCGTGGACGACTACCACGACGCCATGCGCGCCGTGACGCACGCTGCCAACTGCATGGGCATCACCGTGCAGGAGTTCGACGCGCTGGCAAAGGCCCAGCGGGAGGTGGAGGGGTGACAACTGTGAACGACGACCGCGCCGAATGGCTGCACGCCGCAGCCGAGGCGCATCGGGACGCGGTGGCGCGCGAGCGCCTATCGGCCGGGCTGCTGCGCGACACCATGACGGCGGCGCGTGACACGGGCATGTCCCTGCGGGCGATTAGCGCCCACGTCGGCCTGTCGCATCAGCGGGTGGCGCAAATCATCGGCAAGAGGGGGGCGGCATGATCGCCATGACATTCGACGACCTTCCGCTGCCGGTGCGTACCACCGACCCGGCCACGTCGCACAAGGCCGCCCGCGCGGTGGTCATCCGTGCCGGGTCGCAGCGTGCCCGCCTGCTGGCGGCGTATGCCGACGCCGGGGACTACGGGCTGACGAACGACGGCGCGGGGGTGGTCACCGGCCTGGCCGAGGCCCCCGGCTGCTGCTACTGGAAACGGTGCGGAGAACTGTTGGCCGGTGGGTTCATCCGCGCCACCGACGAGACACGCACAAGCCGCGCGGGGGAATCGCAGCGCGTGTGCATCATCACCCGCGCCGGGCTTACGGCGCTGGACAACATGGGGAGGAAGTAGTGGAGGACGAGAACGCAACGCCGGGGGCATCCATGCCGCCCGTGCCGCCCGCCCAGCCGGATTGGGACTACCAGGTGGCGGCGCTGACGGCGCTGGCCCGCGACTGGTGGCAGCCGCCCGCCGAACTGATCGGCACGCTGCCAGGCCGGGGCGGTGGTCCGGCGCTGTCCTACCTGGGGCACGCCGACACCACGCGCGCGCTGATTGAGGCAGACCCGTGCTGGACGTGGACGCCGATGGCCACCGATGACAACGGGCTGCCGGTGCTGGACCGCGACGAACACGGGCGGCCGGTGGGGATGTGGATTTGGATTCAGGTGTGCGGCGTTGAGCGCCCGGCCTACGGGTCGTGCGAGTCGGGCAAGCGCGACGCCGTAAAAGAGTTGATCGGGGACGCCCTGCGCAATGGCGCGATGAGGTTCGGGGTAGCCGGTGGCCTGTGGTCAAAGGCCGACCGCAGCGACACCGAGGCCGCAAAGCCGCAGCGCCGCAAAGCCGCAAAGCAGCCGCGCAGTAGCACCGACCTGCCCGCCGCTGACCCGGTGATCGCGCCGGGCACCGCCGAACTGAAGGCGCTGCACCTGGCGGCCGGTGGTGACGTGACGATGGCCGACGTAGCCGCCGCGCTGAAGGCCGAAGGCATCGCAGACCGCGCAGCCCTCACGGACGCGGCGACGTTCGACCGCGCGAAGGCCGCGATTACGGCAGCGTTCGGCACAGAAAACCCGCAAAATGCGGGCAAGTCGTAGGCCCGTGGTGTCCGTAGCCCTAGACACCAGCGGGGGGCGGGCGTACATTCACGGCATGGCAATAACGCCGAACGAAGGGGGCAAGGACATGAACGCAGACCGCTACCGCATCAGCATCAGGTACATAGGCGGGGGAATAAAGACACAGCCGGTGTACCGCAGCAGCATAAGCGCCGCGCGCAAGACGGCTGAAAGACTGGCCAACAGCGACCGCGTGCGCGGCGTCATCGCTGATCCGGTGTACCGCGTGCGCGGTGCGGTGGTCGTCATTGAGGGTCGTGTTACTGAACACGACAACTACGGACGCCCATACCACAATCACGGACGCGGCTGGGTGCCGGTGGACTCTGTTGAGGCACCTGGTCAGGTGGGCGCGTGAGCGTCCCCGCCATCACCTACACGCCCGGCCCGCAGGGGTACACCGGATACCGGACGCACCGGGTTGCAAAGACCACGGGGGCCGCCATCGTCCTGCTGGACGGCAAGGCGGCCGACATGGACACCGACGCCGGGCGCTGGTCCCTGCTGTGCGACACGCACGGCGCTGTGTGCGCCTTCACGCATCAGACCATCGCGCGCCGGTTCATGGCGCACCCTGGCGAGTGGTGCGAGGACTGCACGCACGCGCACGACGACGAGGCCGGGGCTGACGTGCTGGCCGACATGCTGGGAGGAACGCATGAGTAGCGACGACCGCGAGCGTATGGCGCGCGAGTTCGCACAGGTGGAACTGGCGCGGCTGGAGGCCGAGGACGAACTGGCCCGACTGACACGGCGCGCGGATGAACTGCGCGGCAGCCTGGTAGCCACCATGACAATGGGCGAGGCCGTGGACGCCGGGCCGCTGGGCTGGGTCGTCATGGCCCCGCCTGCGCGTCGGCCATCCATGCGCGTGCGCGAGGACGGGCTGGAAAAGTACCGCGAGGCCATCGCCGGGCTGGGCCTCACCGAACAGGTGACGACGTGGACGCGGCCGAAGGTGTCCGACCTGCGGGCCAACGCCGCCGCGCTTGCCGCGCACGGTGTCCCCTTTGAGGCCATCGTGTACGAGCCGCAGCCCACGCCGTCCCTGACCATCGTGCCGCGTGATGCTGACTAGCCCCAGCGTCGGTTCCCTGTTCACCGGCATCGGGGGCATAGATCTGGGCTTGGAGCGCGCTGGGTTCCGCGTCGCATGGATGTGCGAGCGTGACGAGTATTGCCAGCGCGTGCTGGCGAAGCATTGGCCGGGCGTGCCCATTTACGACGACGCTACGAACCTGCCGGACGATGTGGAGCGCGTGGACGTGCTTACCGCCGGTTTCCCATGCCAGCCGGTCAGTTACGCCGGGCGGCGCAATGCACAAGACGACGAGAGGTGGCTGTGGCCGCATGTTGAAAACATCATTCGCGCACTACGACCCCGAGGCGTGTTGCTGGAGAACGTCCCAGGTCTCTTTACTGCCGGATTCGATGACGTCATCGGTGGACTGGCCGCGTGCGGGTATGACGCGGAATGGGATTGCATACCGGCGGCAGCCGTCGGCGCACCTCACCGCCGCGACCGCGTTTTCGTTATCGCTGCACCATACGAAGTTGCCACGGGCGGGGACATCAACGGGTGGCCCAACCCTATGGAGGACACCAGCGGCCCGCGATCACATAGGACTGTCGGCGGCGAGTTGGCGCAACCGGCCGGGCTCAAAGGGCACGCCGACGCTGCCGGACCATGTGGCAGCCGAGACAGCGAGGCTATGGCCTACGCCGCAAGCGAACGACGTTCGGGATCGCGGCAACTTGTCCAGCGGGGTAACGCAACGCAGGATGCAACGAGGGAAACAGGTCTATCTCTCGCAAGTCGTGAGCGCAGACAATGGCCGCCTGAACCCGACGTGGGTAGAGTGGCTGATGGGGTTCCCAACCGGGTGGACAGATTGCGCGCGCTAGGTAACGCCGTGGTCCCCCAGGTGGCCGAATACGTTGGGCACCAGTTGGCGCGCATGATGGGGGTGCGTGATGCGTAAGGCCGTGGACGCTGCCGCGTTCGTCATGGGCGTGGGCATCATCGCGCTGCTGGTGGTGGTCCTCGTCCTATGGGCGGTTTCGTGATGGGCGGGCCGTGCGCCGTGTGCGGTCAGCCCATCCCCAGCCCGAGCGCGCGCCGCGTTACCTGTGGGCACCCGCGCTGCCGTCGGACGTACGCCCGGCGCGGCACGTCGGTGAACGAATACCGGCCGCCGACCATCGCCGCGCGCGTGCGCCGGGCCATTGACATCGGGCTGACCGAGCGCGAGGCGCTGGAGGTGGTGTCACGGCTGACGGGCGAGCCGGTGGCGGTGGTCCGGTCCTTGTGGAAGGGCAGCACCGAGGCGGTGGCATCGTGAGTGCCCGGCTAGGTGCTGACGCCGCGCTGATGGCATACCGCGACCGGCAGGCCGACTACGGGGACGCCGCCGACAACCTGGCCGCCATCGGTGCGGTGTGGGCGGAACTGCTGGGCATGGACACCATCCCGGCCGACACCGTGGCCCTGATGCTGGCGGGCATGAAACTGGTACGCGCCAGCGGCAGGATAAACCGCGATGACCTCGTAGACGCATGCGCGTACCTAATGCTGGCTGACGACGTACGGGAGGGGATGGACTAATGGAACCGCTGGGGCTGTTGATACTCATGCTGGCCATCGTCATGGTGTGGCTGGCCGTGGCAGGCGGGAGGGGCTAGGCATGATGCGTGAGGAAACCGAGCGCGAGGCAGGAAAGACCGGGGCGCGGCTGCCCCGGTCGCTCCCTTCACCCGTCACCAGGCTGCGGGGCCATCGGGACCGCCTGGCGGTGGCCATTGCGATGGGGGCGGCGCTAGGGTTCGCCCCCGTCGCGGCCGCCGAGAACCCGCGCCCATGTGCGGCGCACCCGGTCAAGGCAACGCCCGGCAAGGTGTCGCGCGCCGCGTGCCTTGCCGCCCGTGCGCGGCTGCGATTCCCGCCGAACCCCACGCGCGCGGATGTGCAGGCGCGTGTCCCTGACTGGCAGGGCTTCGTGCGGCTGGGCCGGTGCGAGCAGCCGGGGCCGTCGAAGTACGGGGACGGCGTGCGGTGGGACCACCCCGGCCCGACATGGGGCGGCGGCGTGGGCCTGTATCGCGGCACCTGGCTGGCGGCCGGTTCGCCCTACGCCGTGTTTAGCGGCGACAAGTGGGAAACCATTCTGGTCAGCGATGCGATTCGGGACCGTTTCGGCATCACGGCATGGGGCGCGTGGCGGTGCTTCGGATGACCGGCCACATACTGACGCGGCCCACGGGCTGCCGCTGCCATCGGTCGTGCGAGTTCCCGTGTTGGCAGCGCGTCGGCTGGGCGACACCGTGCGACACCTGCGGCTGCAATACGCTGCCCACGGTGCGCGGTCACGTCGCGGCCGGTGATGACCTGATGCGGTGCCCGGCGTGCGCCGACCTAATCCACGCCGGTAGCCCGTGCCCATCGTGCAAGTGGGAAAGGCGGCCAGCATGACCGAGGACATAGCCGACCGCATCCGCATACGGCTGGACGGCACGCCCGAGCATGTGAGCGGCTACCTAAACGGCGGTGAGGCCGTGGCCGACATGCGGGCGCTGATCGCGGAACGTGACGCTGCGCTGGCGCAGTACCGGCACGCGCACGCGGTACGCCTGGCAACACAGGCACGCGCGGCGCTGCTGGAACGTGAGGTGGCGCGGCTGCGTGCATGGGTGGGCTACCGATGACGACGCGCGACATGATCGAACTGAGCCGCCGTCCGTGCTACCTGGGCTGCGACGTGCAGACCACCGGCATGGGGTACGCCGCCATCGTAGTGGACACCGGGGCCGTGGCATCGGCCGGGTGGGTGCCGTTCGCACGCGGCCAGCAGTTGGAGTGCGAGGCGGTCATGGCGGTGCAGACCGTGGCGGGCAAGTTGGACACGGCCGACGTGCGGCCGGTGCAGATCGCGGTGGAGCGCGTAGGCGGTGGGCGCGGGGTCCAGTCCATGCTGGCCGTGGCCAACGCTGCGGGCGTCGTCGCTGGGGTGCTGGCGTATCGCTACGACACGGCCGGGCTATGGCGGCCGACGCCTGCGGAGTGGAAGCGCGCGTGCAACCTGTCGGGCATTGCTGGCAAGGACGCGGTAAGGGCGTGCGCGGGCGACATCATCCGGCGCGGTCGCACCTACGTCACCGTGCCGGGCCTGGATGACATGCGGCAGGACGTGGCCGACGCGCTGTGCATCGCATGGGCCGACCGGCAGCAGAGTGTCCACGCCGTCGCGGGGCAGGACTAGCATGGGCGACACCATGTGCCCCCGTGGATGGTCCCCCGAAGGTACGGCAACGCATCAGCGCGGGGCGGATTCCCTGCGGGACTGGATGCGCACCGAGCCGCGCACATGCCATTGGTGCTGGGGCCAGCAGGTCCTATGGCAGCGATCGGATGCCTTCGGCACGTTCATGCCCGTCACCTGCCCGCATTGCGGCCCGCGTCGTGATGGGTAAGCGCGTGCCCCGTCGCCGCGAGCGTCGCAAGTCATGGACGCACGACGGGGCGCGCAACGTATGGACGCACACGCCGACCGGCCTGCGGTTCAGCGGGCACATGGTCGCGCACTACGGTTGGGAGGTCATGCCGGAACTGTGCGTGGAGATAATCGGGTGGCGGCAGTTCGTCGCGGGGCTGCCGACCACGGACCTACGGGCCGACCGTGAGCGCCTGCTAGCCGATGCGCTAGCGTGCGATGATGAAACCGCCATGAGGGTACTGACGTTGCGTTGGTCCCTGTGGCATGAGGAAACCGACGCCGTGACCGGGGAGGGACACAATGGCGGCTGACATGAACACCGTAAACCTGGTGGGGCGCTGCGCGCGCACGCCGGAACTGAAGGCGGCAGGCAACACGGCGGTGCTGAAAATCCGCCTGGCCTTCACCACGCAGCGCAAGGTGGGCGACCGCTGGGAGGACCAGCCGAACTATGTGGACGTGACCACGTTCGGCCGCAGGGCCGAGGTGCTGGCCGGGCTGCTGGACAAGGGCGACCGCATCGGCATCACCGGCCGCTTGTCGTGGCGCGAGTGGGAATCGAAGGATGGCAAGCGCCAGTCCATCGAAGTGCTGGCCGATGATGTGCAACTGCTGGGCGCACCACGCGGCCGCGAGGACGCACCGGCCAACGACCTGCCCATCGCGCCCGCGCCGGTTCAGCCCGTGCCGGATGCCACCGATGACATCCCGTTCTAGTGGTGGGCATGTGCTACGGTGCCGCGCACGCCGGTTCGCAGCCGGTGGGGTCCGTTAGAGGGGTGGCCAACGGCTGCCCGAATGGAATGGGCGGCGGCCGGTGACTGCGCGCCGGGTGAAGGATAACGACGGCGCAATGGTCGCGGGACGTGCTGCGACGGTAAACGGACGCACGGCTGGGGATAACCCAGGGTGGGAGGGGGGTTCGATGGTGCGCCGTCACTTCCTGACTATCACCGAGTGCGCGCGGGTGTTGGGTACCAGCGTCGGGCACACCTACCGACTGGTGGGCCAGCACCGGCATGGGCGCATGCTCCAGTACGAAGGCGGCCGCGCTGTGTACCGCGTTGCGTATGACGCCGATGCCATCTATGAACTCGCGCGCGCGCGGGATTCAGTTAGGTGCGTGGTGTGCGGTAGCCCCGCTCGCCCGACTGCGTACACCTGCGGCAAGAACACCTGCGCCTGCATCGCGTACAAGCGTCGGCGCAAGGCGTACCGCGAGGCCAGGGCGTGATGGTGGCGCGTGTGCAGGTGCGTGACTGCATCCAGCGGGTGGCGGGCGTATGGCCCACCCTGCGCAAGCGCGACACCATGCGGGACGAGATAGGCCGGGCGATCATGGCCCACGCCGACCGGCTGGAGGTATCCGACCTGGATGCGGGCGTGGACACGCTGATAAGGACCGCGCGCGCGCAGCAGGATGATGGTGGCCCTGCATCGCCGCCCGGTCCCGGTGAGGTGCTGGGGTGCATCCTTGCCGCCCGGCGCGACCGGCTGGCCGGTGAGCGCGGTAGCGCCACCGAGCGCGATACGTCGGCGCAGGACAGCGGCCGCACATGCCGCCGCCCGAACTGCGGCGCGGTGCTGATGTGGCTGCCGTCCGAGGGCGCGCACTACTGCGACGGATGCCGAACGGTGACGTATGCCTGACCGCATAGAGGCCATACGCGCACGGCTGGATGAGTGGCGCAACGACCCCGACGCAACCGAAGGCGACATCTATTACTACGTCACAGGGCATGACATGACATGGCTGCTGGACGAGGTGGACGCCTTGCGCGAGCGCGTGGCGATACTGCGCGCCGACTTGGAGGACCTGGAGGACATGGCCGACGCGCGGGGTGGCGATGCCTGACGGTCGCATATGCCTGGGCTGCGGCACGCTGGTGGTGGGCATGACTGCCCAGCGGTGTGCGCCGTGCGAGCGCGCGGATGAACTGCACCGCGAGGAAGTGAGGCGCGCGTACCGTGGGCGCAAGGCCGGGCTAACGCAGCGGGGCAAGGCACGCCGCGCCCTGTATGACACACCGGAGTGGCGGGCCGTGCGTTCCCGCGTGGTGCAGCGCGATGGTGCATGCCGCATGTGCGGTAGCACAGAGCGCCTGTCCGTGCATCACCTGACCCCGGCCGCTGATGACATGGCGTCGGCGCTGGACATGGACAACCTAGTGACCCTGTGCCGCGTGTGTCATGGTCGGGTGGACGGCGGCAAGTCAGCACGCGCAAGGCAAGGCAGCAGGCGCATCGCGGGACAACCGCCGCGCATGATCGGCAAAGGTGGGCGCGCACGATGACGCTGCGCTGTAGGGGGGGGAGCATTGGGAAGGGGACGGCAC